TTTGTAACTAATGCACCTGCGTCAGATAAATATGCTCTAATAATTTTAACTGGTCTGTGCATATGTTCGTTGTTTAATAATAAACTTATAAATGTTTGACTTGCTCCTTCTAAAACAAAAGTAACACTACTTGTTGAAATTTGACTAGATTCAGTAATTGTTGGTATCTGTAATATGTCAGCACCAGCAGTATATGTATTGCTATCAAAAGTAATATCGTAATAAGCTGTTGTTCTATAATAAATCGTACTACCAATACTAAACTGAATTAAATGTATTTGATCTAAATGATTTGTTGCTAATTCAGTTTTAAGGGTAGAGTGTAAACCTCTTGCCATTATATAACCTCAATAAAATCTAATTCGTATCTATAAAATGCGTCTTGCCCTATTTGAAATTCTTGAACATCATTTTTTAATGCAACTGTAAATGGAACACTATCATAAGTAACTGCTGAGTTATTAATTAATGCAGTTGTTAATGGTGGCTCTATTGTTACTGTTGCCGCATTACTTGATGAAGTTACATCAGATACAACCATATAAACTTTGTTGTGTGAAGCAAACTTTAAAAAATCACCAGCTTTAAATCTTCCATCACCATCACCAGCAAAAGCGTCCATAGCAATAGTCGTATCACCAACTGAGTGTGCTCCGTTCACCAATACTGATCCAGTCTCAGTTCCTAGAGCATCATCTATAATTGGTGGTGTATAGGTAAATGATTCTTTACGACCTCGTTGTGCAGTTATAAATGCAAAGATTGGAGCAAAACTTGCTCTTTTCATTGGTGGAAAAGATACTTGCATTTCCCATCTTTGATTTTGTAACTGTCTTGATTGTCTGCGACCATTAATAGAAGTTGAAACAATAGTTGTTTGGTTACTCTTAATATTAATACCATTTGATATAGGACTTGTAGGAAATGCACCACTCATACTAGAGCCGCCTGACCTTTGTTATTTAAAGCTGTATTAATCATATTTACAATCTGTCCTCGTCTTGTATCTAGTAACGCACCAAATGATGAAGCATCTACTGTTGTTATATTAAAGTTTACTGTTGCACCGCCACCACCAAGTTGATGATTAGGTGTAACTGTTCCTGCATTAGATGGTGTAAATAATTCAGGCCCCCTTTCTCCAACTAAGAACGGTGTACCTTGTTGTCTAGAACCACCAAACATTGCGGGTGGTTGTTGTGCTCTTATGTTGGCAACTTGAGCCAAACCAGTAGCAACTGTTAAAGCTGCAACTGCAAAATTAAATGGTGCAGGAAGATCCCTTAAAGCGTTTGCCGCACCAGTATATGTACTCATTATAGCTTGACCAATATTTATTGCTTGTTGCAATTTAAACATTTTTTTAGATCGTTGAGCACCTTCAGCCGCAAAAGCTTTTAATGCTTGACCAGTTTGTCTGAGTCCATCTTTTTCAGCTTTATTCTTTTTTTGTGATTCTTTTATACCTTTTTGTTGTGCTTTTGCCTTTTTATCTTCAAATCCAAATTGTTGATTAAGAGATTGATTTAATGCATCTTGTGCTATTCTTGCTCTTTCCGTTTCAAGAATATTAGACTTCATAATTTGTGCTCTTTCATCAAGAACAAAATTTGTTTCTTCTATAATATTTTTTGCATCTTGATTTACATCAGTAAGATCACTAGTAGCGTCTGTAAGATTTTTAGTATTTTCAGCAATTCTTAAAATGTGATCTTGGTATATTTCTGCTTTAGGAATTAATGAGTCTAATTGATCCGCCCATTTTTCGTTATTGTCAAACACATATCCTATTGCATCACCCAATAATCTAAATGGAGCCGCTAAACTATCTATTATTTTCCTAAATACAAAACTACTTTCATACGCTTTGTCAAATGCTCTACCTAATAATCCAAATACAGAAAATATTAAATCAAATTGATCTACAAATTCTTGCACAAAAGTTGCTAAACCACTTCCAATATCTCTACCCCAACCGAGCCAAGTTTCTTTATTTTCACCTAATGCGGTGTTTAAGTCTCCAAATTGACTTTTTAATTCATTAAAAAATTCTTCATTAATAGCATTTTTAAATTGGAACACAGAGTCACCTATCATTGACATTGTTCCCTCAAATGTCTTTGCTAGTTCGTCAGTTGCATTTCCAAATTTTCCGTCACCACTAAAAACATCTTCAAATGCTTTCACAGTATCATCAATAGATACTTTTGCTCCTTCTTTAAATCCTAATAGACTTCTTACGCCTTTTTCTCTAAATACATCTGCCGCCGCAATACCACCACTAAAGGCTCTTTGTATTTGACTTGCAGTGGTATTAAAATCTAAACCAGTTACAGCCGCAACATTACCAGTAATTTCTAATATTCGAGATAAATCTTTAGCATCTTTAGATACAACTGCAAGATTACCAGATGATCTTGCTATTTCTTCTAAACTAAATGGAACTTTACCAGCAAAAGTTGCTAAATTATCAAATGCAATTTTTCCTTCCTCTGCACTACCAAATAAAAACTTAAATCTAACTTTTAAACTTTCAACCTCTTTACCTACATTAACAAGATTAGTAATAACTTTTCCAGCACCAATAGTCGCCAATGCGGCACTTGCGGCAAGGGCAAAAGTTTTAAGACCGCCAAGACTTTTCTTTGCAGATCCTATCGCTCTCTTGGTCTTGTCCTTTGCTACTATATCTATTTTAACTTTTTTAGTCATCTATCTCCTAGATCGTGATTTAGCTCTCGCCATATTGTTTTGTTGAAGTTGTTTGTTATTTTTTTGTTCTAAAAATTCTATCCAAGCCATAAATTCCTCTACAGAAAATTTCTCTACTTGATTAATAGGAATTTTAAGATAATCAGCTAATTGTATTATTGCGTAATAATCAAGATCGCTGTCTATTTTTTTTTAATGTCTTTTTTTGAAGGAGTTTGCATTAACCAAGTAGCAACTTCTGATAAAATATCTGGATCAGCTTTTTTCATTAGGTGTTGTTTGTGTTCAAGAGTAAATAAGTTTTTACCTTGTTCGTCTAATGCCAACTCAATTAAAGCGTATGCCAAACCCTCAATAGCATCTAATTCCATTTTCTTAAACAACTTACCTTTTTTTTCAAGATTAATAGGTTGCTTATATATAGTTAATTTCCAATCCTCAATAAATTTGCTTTCGCCTTTATCTAATGAATTGAAATGGTCTTTGATGTTTTCAATTGCTGACATACACTTTTTTTTAATCTAATTTACGTTAATTGTCAAATTATACAGTGCCTCTAGTTATAGCACCAGTTATTTGGCAAGAAATAGACAATCTAATTAGATCGTCCATAGTTACTGCTACCGAGTTTCCAGTTACAATTACTGGTACTGTGTAGAAATAATCTCCACTATCAGCACCCTCTGGGTAAAGTAGTAAAGTTAATGCAGTTGCTTCTTGTAACGCAATTTGACCATTTGAGTCTGTTTCGTCCCAAGCACATTCAACTGTTACTGTTCCGCTTTTTCTGCTAGTTTCGTATGTTTTATTTGTGTCAGACAGTTGGGTTGATTCAATTACATCTGCTGTTGTTTCCATAGTGAAAGCTGTTACTTCCGCTACTACGTTAGATGATATTTTTACAACTCCTGCTGAGCCAGTATGTACTGCCATTATTCTTCTCCTTCTTCTATATTAAAAGATTTAGTTGTTGATTTTTTTTTGGGTTTTGCAGATTGATTTGACCAACCTTGTTGTGTCATTTCTTCTACTTGGTTATCCCAAACCTCAATAGTATCTCCGTCTTTATTTTGGAGTTTTATTCTTTTTACCATATTTTCTCCCTATTGGTTTTTTAGCTTCTGGGTTGTTATGCTTATGCTTCCACCCATCTTCTAAAAATTTATTTGGATTATCTGTTAATACAGTAATTCCATTTTTAATTACATATGTTTTATTACTCATATTATGGTGTTCCTTGTGTAAATTTATAGAAGCACCTTATAGTCATAATAATAGCACCATAAGGAAATATACTTCCCTCATCTGTTTCAACAGCAACTAATTGGGTGTCTAATGCGTTGCCTGATCTAGTTCTGTCACTATCTAAAGCTGTTTCAACTGTTGTCACTAATTCATTACGCTTAGTGTCTATATTACTTGTAGTTGTACTTGCTGTAGTAACAAAACCAAATATCCTAAAGTCAATCGTCCCAGTGCGAGTAATATTACTATTCTTAATGCTAATATCTTCTCTAGTTTCATCAGCAGTCTGTACAAAGACCGCTGGGAATTGTTGTTGGGACAACTCATCTAATTCAAAAGGCTCTCTTGTTACCTTGCCGAAAGTTATCGGACTGCTAACCGCAGATAAGGTTGTAACAATGTGAGCCGCAATATCTTCTCGTTCACTCATATTCTTAATTCTCGTTCAAATGTTTTTCTAAATATATCTACTGCACGATCTTCTTCTTTTTTGTTTACACTAAAGAATGGTCTAGTTTGATCGTTAAAAAATGCTTTAATATTCTGTGTTCTATTAGGAAAAAATACTTGTCCCTTAGTTGCTGACAACTTTTTAAAACTCATATTACCTAACATCTGACCACTAAAAAATAAATTAGGAGTTAATGAAGCACCTCGTTTAGATCGTACTTTTCTGTAACTTTTAGAATAAGATTTAAAACGACCACCACTAACACTCTTACCTTTTCTAGTTCTATCTTTAATAGCGTTCTGTATAAATGTAGAAGCAACCGCAATACCTTTGGCACTTGCACTAGGTACTTTTGTTTTAATCTTATCTAATGCTCCCTTAACAGCAGTAACATTAACCTCTAAATTAACTGTAACCACTATCTTACCATTCTAAGTTGATGAACTGCAACTTTTTCAGCGTCAGATATTGTGCTATCATCATTGGCATCATACTCAACACCATCTCTTAAAATATCTGCAAATTCATCTTCGTACATAGTTCTATAATAACTACCCATTTGTTGAAAGCGATCTTCGTCACCATTAGAATTAAACTTAGTTAATGCTGGGCAAATATAATACCCTAATGTTCTATAAACTGTGGCTCTTGTCCACTGTGTATCAGTTAGTAAAGTGAGATCAATCTCTATGCCACCTGCATAGCTTCTGTTTCTAGATTGATTACTGTGATAAACTGACCACCATTTATTTCTAATATCTCTTTGAACATCTGCTATTGCTTGAGTAACAAATGCGTCTTGCTCACTTGTAGATAAACCCATATCTGCTATATCAGGCTGATATATTATTAAACTGCTTCTTGTTGCAAATGCCATAATAAAATTCCTTGTAAATAATTAGAGGGGGGAAAAATCCCCCCCCTTTTAAGCGTTAATCCTATAAAGATTATGCTAGGCTAGAATCGAGTTGTAATTCTACACCATAAGTATCGTGTAGTTCTCCAACTCCGTAAACAGCAGTGGCAACTATTTCAGTTCCTCTGATTGAAGCATCTCTTTGAGTTTCAATTTTAAGGTCTTGAAGTAGAGCTAATCCCATTGCGTCTTTGTGAAATAAAGCACCTTTATAATCACCAGCAGTTCCAGTATTGGACATATTAGATGATTCATAAATATTTACTCCACCTAGTTGACCTACAAAGCCAGTTTTCATAGCTTCATTTTGTATGTCACCGTTTGCGGCATTTGCATATGTATTAGTTAATCCAGCTTTTAAATCATAAGCAATTAGCGGGTGTAATACGCAAGATAGGTCGTTAGTTGGGACTCCTTGAGTTCTTAGTTCTGCAATAGCTTCGAAGATTTTAGCCGCACTTGCCGCTACATCTGCTCCACCTACTACTTTACTAAAACTATCAAATAAAGCCATAAGGTCTACGTCAATTTTCTTAGCAATAGCCTCACCAAATAATTTTCCTAAATCTCTTACCACATCTGACTCTGATACATTCAAAGCCATATCGGTTAGAGTTGTCATAATTCCAACTTCAGATACAGTTAAATCTGCTTTTGAAGTTGAGATTGCCGTATTACTCAAGTCAGTTGCTTCCGCTACTGCGGCCGCACTCACTACTGGGTAAATTGGCACTTGTAATACCTTGCCTGAATTTTTAGGCATTGTATAATTCCTTACTAGATTTCTCATCACTGATCTTTCAGAAGCTACGAATAGAGCCTCTGCAACCATAGGTGAAATCAAATCATCTAAGGTTGATGTTGTTGATTCGTTTGACATAATAATTTCTCCTTAATGTCTATTGTTGTTAATAATTTTTTAGTAATTTCTCCTTACGATATTCAGCATATCTTGCTTTATCTTCAGGATTATTCATATTTAGTTCCGCCAAGTTCAAAGGTTTGGGCGTATCACCACCAACACTCGATCTAGAACCTGCACCGCTAGGCGTTGCAACTTTAAAATGAGGGTTGTCATCTAAAAACTGTCCAACATATTCTTTAATACTAAGTGGCTCGCCTTTATCGTTATACATTGGTGCATTATTATCCCCAATAATTTCAGGTTTACCGTCATCTCCTAATTGGACTTTGTTTTTTAACAAATTAACTACTTGCTCTGGTTTAATAGCTTGTTGTTCACTTGCTACCTTAATTAGTGCATCATCAATTCGTACTTTTTGTAACTCGGCTTGGTATTGCGATATAACAGCATCTTTTTTGGTTACTGTTTCTTTTAATACTTTATCAAATTCACCTCGTTGCTTTTGCATATCTAACTCTTTTTCTTGTTTTTCTTGTAAGAGTTGTCGTGCTTCGTCTGGGTCAATGCCTTCATATTTCTTTTGCATTTTGGCAGTTTCCCTCGCATGTCGTTTTTTTTTTATATTATCCAATTCGCTTTGTGCAATCATTGGTTCTTGTTGTTCGACTTCCTGTTTTGTTTCTAGAGATTCAGTGTTCTCAATCTCCGTTTTTTGCTCGTCAGCCATAGTAGTATTCTCC